TCAAACGGAGCACTAAATTCAATACTATCAATACTGTCAATTGATCTTGTTATCTGTACTTCTGACCAAAACCGAAAACGTTTTCCCTCAATTAATATAGCTACTTCATCTTCATTATTCGCTTCGGTTTTTTGAGCTTTGTTTATTGGTGCAGCCGGTACATCTGGTATTACAATTACAGTACCGACAACAAAAGGTTCTGTTACCCCAGGATTCGCATAACGAACTCTTGTCGCTTCAGCTTCGGTTCCATACTGTTTACGTGATATTAATTCAAAAGTATCACCCGTAACTATTGTATAACTTTTCATATGTAATAAACTATCTCTCGTCCGGCCGGTAGTTCTAAAATTTCAGATCCGGTTAAATTATTTGAAGTGATAAAAAAATCAAGCTCTGTATCTACATTATTATATAATTCACATACCAAATCAATTATCGTCCTCGGTCTATCTAATATTATTTTTCGTTCTTCTTTTAAATTAAAAGATATCTGAACTAAATACCCTGCAGCTAAAGACACCGCCTCTTGTAATTTTTCATACGCACCACCGGTATCAACCGCTCCTGCGTCTAAATCAACTAAAGACGCTTCTAACGCTTCGAATTGTGTATCACGCCATGCCACAACTTCGTCGAACTGCGAGATTATTTCTTCAGCCGCTTCTATAGCTTCCACTTTTGTAACGAATTGATTATTTACTACAGATATTATTGACCCGGTTACATAGCTCGATACATGTAAATCCCGTGTTCTTAGATTATTTACATCTGATACATTAGCTCCGTCACCTGAAATTAATGCTTGAGCTAAATCACCATACGCTGATAATCTATCTTGTATAGCAGATAATGCCCTCGCTGGTGCTTGTATCATTTGAGTTATCTGACTTGCTAAAGTTAACGGTGTACTAATTAATAAATCGATACTTTCATTTATTGAATCTGTTATAGCATTAAATTGTTTTTGAACAGCCTCTTGAACATCTGCAATTGTTTGCAGACCAGATTTAACTGAATCAACTAAACCGAGAACTTGATTTTTAAAATTGATTATTTTAACAGTTGTTTCTAATTCAAGATTTTCTTCAAGTTCAACCGCTGCCAATTCGTTATATTCTTCAACTGCTTGTAATGCTTCGGACCCTGGGTCATCTGCCGCAACCGGGTAAACCAGACCGATAGTTTCCCAAAATGTTACTTGAATTACGGCCTCATTCGCTCGGGTAACTAAGTCGTCACGCCTGGTAATATCACCAAAAGGGACAACGTCAACTGACCCATATACGGGATGTTCGAGTTTTCCAACACCCGTTTCAAGTAATAATTCTTGAAATTCCACAACTTCAATGTCATAATCATCACCCCAAAAGAATAAACGTAATGGATAACGCCTACCGGTTTTCCCTAAATCCTGGATATACGTTCCATCAGCATCTGGAAAATCAAAACTTGATGTTTTCTTTGATATCTCTTGACTCACATTTTCGTATTGAAACGTGATTCTTATGCCAGACGGCGAAGTATATGCCGCCTCTTTTATTCTATCTTGCCAGCCCATTTAAAATGCCCCTGTTGGGATTAATGATAAACCTGGTCCAAAATTACCACTGGTTATTACTGCTCGTCCTGTTTCATCTTTTATAGTAACTTCAGATGTATTTGTGGTTTTAGTTTCTTCAATCTTTCTTGCGATCCTTTCTTCCGGCGTCACGATTTGCGGACTCTGTTTTTTCGTTTCTTCATTTACATCTTCGGAAACATTAAAACCAAAGAATTTTTTTACCGCTTGAACTTTAGTAATGAATTTTTCAAACTTAGAAACCACAAAATCAAAACTCTTCATGATCCCAGACCATAATGTATTAAAGAAAATCTTTAATCCTTCCCAGGCTTTCATAATTAGTTTCGGAGCTAAAATCATGAAAGCAATTGGTGCATTTAATACAGCTAATAGAATTTTTATTGGTCCTGGTAAACTCATAAAAGCAGCTTTCAATTCATCCCACCAGAACACTGCAGCTACAAGTGCCGCAATTAATAACGTAATTCCAAGTACAATTAATCCAATTGGATTCATTGCCATTACAATATTTACTGCCGTCATAATTATAATAAAAGTTTTTAATGCTGCTATGAGTGCAAATATAATACCTAAAGCAATTGCAATTCGTTTACCCCATTTAACTATAGCCCCGAGATTATTAACTATCATTGATAAGAACCCACCTATTTTTGTAGCGATAAGATCCTCGTGAGTACTAACCCATTTTGTCATACGGTCCACTGTGTCTTTTAAAGGACCTTCATTCATTCCGAAAATTTTAACTTTCACAGCGTCAACTGCCGATCCAAGTAATGTCAAACTACCTCTAAAAGTTTTCATACGTAGTTTAGCCATCTTTTCAGCTGAACCTTTTGCGTTTTCAAGTTCTTTAGTTAATTGTTCAAGTTTTCCTGTTTCAAATAATTGACTTAAATTTGACGCTGCTTTCTGACCTCTTAAACCTACAAGCTCCGCAAGAAAAGCGACTTTATCAAAATTACCCCCGACTTTTTTTGACGCTTTGTTTAATTGTTCTATAACCTGCTGAAATGGTAGCATATTTCCTTTTGCATCTTTAAAAGAAACGCCCAGTCTACGCATTTTCTTTTGCATTCCTGCAGTTGGTGCTGCCATTTTAGTTAGCATTGTATTAAATGCCGAACCGGCAACTGATGCGTCTAAACCAACATCTTGTAATAAAGCAACAGACGCCGCAACCTCTTCAAATGGTATATTTAGTACTCTTGCTGTAGATGCCACATTTCTAATTGATTCACCTAAACTTCCGATTGTGGAGTTTGTTCTTGACGATGCTAATGCTAAAACATCTGATATTCTTGCTGCTTCAGACGTTTCAAGCCCCATACCTTTTAATGCATTACTTACATGGTCAGCAACTTCCGCAATTTCTAAACCTGACGCCGCCGCAGCGCTTAATATTGCTGGAGTAGCTTTTAAAATATCTTGAGTTTCAAAACCTGCTTTCGCTAAGATTTCCATGGCATTTGCGGATTCTGTAGCGGTAAATTTTGTTGTCGCTCCGAGTTCTAAAGCGAGTTTTTCCAACGGTTCGATTTCTTTCCGGGTTTTCAGAGATACAGCCCCAACGTTTGTTATTGCTTGCTCAAAATCAGCCCCCGCCCCGATAATATTAGCGAAACCGGCGGTTATTGCTGCAGACGACGCAACAATAACCGCTCCCCCACGTTTCATCCCACTAATAAAACTGTCGGCGGCTCGGTCCATCCTTCGAAAACCCCTTTCAGCTGACCGGGTAAACTTTCCGATTCGGTTTTGCATTTTTGAAACCGGTGCTGTTATCCGGTCTGTTGCTTTAAAAACTGCTTCGACTGAAAAACGACCTGCCATTTATTTATTCCTTGGCTTTGTTGTTTCTTTCAAACTTGCTCTCATACCTTCATAAAAAAACCTGATTTGTGAAACTGTTAACTCTCGAACATCTGGTAAACCCGGATAGTCTTGACATATCTGCAATATCATTTCACCGTACACAACTTGGAAAGCATGACCGCCACGGGGGTGTTTATAGTCGCCCCCTGACCTTACAAGCGGCGTTCCGACTAATCCATTAAAAGCGCAAACAACGCCTCACAAACTTTTATATCTTCACCGACCATCATGGCAAATGTTTTCGGATGAACTTTACACATGTCAGCAAGAACAGCGTACATTTTAGCCACATTATGACCTTGTTTCTTTCCATCCATCGCCATGATTGCAGCACCGGTTCGTTCATGAAATGTTATCGGTTCTTTGTGTGTTGTTCCCGGCCGGTGTGGTGTATAAACCGCCTCACCATTTTCATTGAAAATGAGTGACCCACGCATGATGGCTTTTATGATCCGTTTCTTTTGTTTATTGTACGCTGTCATATCTTCAGCGTCCATCCCGGACGTGTCCAGGTCCAGGTCCATGGCGTCAACCCAGTTTTCAAATTCTTGTTCTGCGACTTCCGGATTTATTTTAATTTCTTTCATTTTCGATTTTTCCCTATTTTAAGTTTGCTCCGTCCCAGTAATCAGTTGGGTAAGGGATAGGGATGCCCACGGAGCATGATTTACCCTATTATTGTTTTGTTAATTCTTGTGGACCCATTAATGAAACCGTAGCCGTGGCGCTTTGACTACTCATTTGCATCTCACCCACGATTTGACCTTGTCCTTGATAGACTTCGCCTGACGCATACGTCAAAGCGATTGGATAATAATCGTTGTTATCTGAAAGTGCTTGTAAAAATTCATGATCCCCTCGACTATCATCAACTTCGACAACTAAACCGTCTAAAGACCAGGGAACACGAGTCTTTACCATCCGGGCTGAACCATCACCATTCGCCTGAACCTCGTTTTCGAACCCTCCGAGTTTTCTCTGAACTTCAGCATCCGCCGCAACGGGAAACTCTCTACCATCTAAAGATACACTTTCAAGACTACCGCCTGTTGCTGCCATAGACTTACCTCCTTTTTATGCTGCTATAGCCGACGTGCCGAAATAAAACCCAAATTCCAAATCAATAGATTTTATATTCGTATTACCGGATAATTGTACGGTTACAACCAGATTCAACCTTTTCGGATTTTGACTGTCAATTTCCGCTCGTATGGTGGCTTTTGCCGTTGCTGGATCACTTATGATCGCCGCAAGACCGAGATTATCAACCATTGCCGCAACTGATGCAACCGCCATTTTTGGTTTTTTTGCAGACCGATTCGTTGTAGGTTGATCATCTGGTATAAGTGGCGCTCCATCCCATTCAGCCGTGTTAAAAATCAAATCGAGATTGAAAATGATATTCTGTAGTTTTACAATATCAACAACATAACGATACGCAGGAGTAGGATCACCAGTCGGATGATAGAAAGTAACAACATCACCAATATTGATAACAGAGTCTTTAACTATTGTGGTTGAACTACCCCCTTTAACAGCCTGATCCTGTTGTGCATATGTCCACTGTTGAGCATCGGTCCCGGGGACCAAACCAGTAGCGGCCTGACGACCATAATCAACCGGAGGATTATTATTCGCTACAACCGCAATTCTTGCAAGTTGTCGTGCAGCAACCACAAAAGGAAGATCATTTGAACCAGGCGCGACAAGTTGACTGTTCGTTCTGTCTGTTTTTCGTGCGTCAGATACTGTTATTGCAGTTGCAACGGTTGCTTCTGTGTTTCCTGTAAAAACAACGCATGGTTTTCTTACTAACGCACCCCAACGACCTTCGCCGAACGTGCTATATTTTCCGAGTGTGGTGGTATCTGCAATTTCCATACAACTTAAAAACATTGTTTGCCAAACATCACCCACTTGATTCAAAGCGGTATCAACATCAGGATTTACAAGACCGCCGGTGGCTTGAGTGATCGCAAAAGAAACCGAAGTGGATGTTCCAACAACTTCAACATAAATATCGTTTGCACTTGCACCTTTCCATTTTGATGTGAAGTCGACTTGAGTT